AATTCCTCATTCGGCAAAGTCGAAACTGGATGCCGTCTGTAACAGGCAGCCGAATCTTGTTTCGAGATGTCACATACAACATCACCAGTGTTACACCGGATTATCTGCACAAGGATTATCTGAAACTTACTGCAGAAGCCAGAAAGGCAGGACAAAATGACCAGTATTGACAATCTTGCAGAGGAAATCATGCAGGGCTTGCAGGAGTATGCAGACCTTGCAGATACCGCTATGAAAAAGCAGTTCGGAAGTCTGCAACGCAAGTGAAAAATGAGATCTCTGCCAATGCTCCGGCAGACACGGGAAAGTATGCGAAAAGCTGGGCAACGAAGAGAACCAAGGAAAACAGCCATTCTCTTGAAATGACTGTCCACAGTAAGAATCGCTATCAACTGGCACATTTATTGGAGAAAGGCCATGCCAAGCGTGGCGGTGGTCGTGTATCTGCTCGTCCGCATATTGCTCCTGCGGAAGAAAACGGTGTACAGTTGCTGGAGCATTTAATTGAGGGGGCTTTGTCATGACCTACGAACAAATCGCAGAAATGATGGAGGAAATGGGACTGCCTTTCGCCTACCATCATTTTGCCGAGGACGAAAGCCCTGCACCGCCTTTTTTGCTGTTTTTATCTCCTGGAGAGAATACGTTTTCGGCAGATAATTTGGCATATTTCAGTTGCAAACAGCTGGACATTGAATTGTACACAGACAAAAAGCAGCCGGAATTGGAAGAACAGGTGGAGTCAGTGCTTTCCCAGCACGAGATTTATTATACAAAAACAGAAACATTCATTGATTCGGAAGAATTGTATGAAGTGCTCTATGAGATGGAGGTTTAAGTCCTATGGCAAACAAAAAGAATAAGGTCAAATTCGGTTTGACCAATGTACATTACGCTAAAATCAAGGACTGGGTAACCGATGCCAGCGGAGCCAATTTGACACCGGTCTATGTGGATCCGGTGCGTCTGCCGGGTGCGGTTTCCATTTCCATTGATGCAAACGGCGAAAACGAAAATTTTTATGCCGACGACATCGTATACTATGTGATTTCCAACAATTCCGGCTATGAAGGTGATTTGGAAATCGCCCTGATTCCTACAGATTTCTCTACAGATATTCTGGGAGAAATCCTGGACAGCAACGGCGTTTTGGTGGAACGGAATGATGATGAAGTATCACAGTTTGCGTTGCTGTTTGAATTCACCGGAGATAAGCGGAAGATTCGCCATGTTCTCTATTGCTGTTCCGCCTCCCGTCCGGCAACAGAGGGACAGACTACCGAGGACAGCAAGGAAGTAAAAACAGAAACCATCTCCATCAAGGCTTCGGCACTGCCCAACGGTCTGGTAAAGGCAAAGACCTGTGAATCCACAGATGCTTCTACCTATGATGGCTGGTACAAGAACGTATACACACCGGCAGCCGGAACGACTTCCAAGACCACTGTAAAAGCGTAAGGAGGGTGCAGTATGGCAATTCAGAAGAACATCACCATTGACGGCATTGATGTGCCGTTCAAGGCAAGTGCAGCAGTTCCCAGACTGTATCGTTTGAAATTTCGCAGAGATATTTATCAGGACTTTGCAGCACTGCAAAAGTCTGTGGGAGAAAATACAGAGGATTCCTCTGCACTGGACATTGAAAGCCTTGAGGTATTTGAGAACATCGCCTATATCATGGCAAAACACGCTGATGCAGCCATTCCGTCGTCGCCGGACGAGTGGCTGGAGCAGTTTAACACGTTCAGCATTTATGAGATCTTGCCGCAGCTGATCGACCTCTGGGGTTTGAATGTAGAAACACAGGTCAAGTCTAAAAAAAACATCGCCCAATTGACCGACCGATGACCACACCGTTGTTTTTGTTGCGGTGCGTTCAGCTTGGTTTGTCAATGGGCGATTTGGATTTTTTGACCATTGGTCTGGTGAATGATATGTTCACCGAACGGGAGAATGACGAGTGTCATTATGATGTGCTGGCAGATCAGAGGGATTTTGATGCGTTTTAAGCATTTTCCTCTGATGCAATGATGGCTTTGATATTTCTTCCGCCATAAAAAATTCGATAGATTATAACAGCGGCATCCTGTGAATTGACTTCATAAAAGACCTCATAATTACCTACTGCATAATGGCGAACATTTCTACTTTTCCATGGCTCCCATTCTACACGAACATATCGTTCAGGCATTTCATTCAGAGAACGAATGCTTTCTCGGATTCGGTTGACGAGTTTTGTAGCAATTTGCGGTTCTTTCCGATTCCTTGCAAGATACCGATAAATTGCTTTTAGATCTTCTTTCGCAAGAGGGGTATACATGACACGATATTTCATATGCCAAATTCCTCGTGTAATTCTGCATCCACTTCATCTGCCGAATAAGCTCTGCTGCTTTTTAGGGATTCCAATCCCTTCATCAATTCTGCGTCCATTTCTGCCTGCGACATTCCGCCGATTGCAGTTGGAGCAAAGGCAGGGATTCTGGATGCAAAAGGCATCCCATTTTCTAAAACGATTTGGCTATACAGCATTTGAATTGCACTGGAAGGAGAGATTCCCAGTTGAGAAAGAATCGCTTCTGCGTGCTCTTTTAATCCCGTATCAATACGAGCATAGACAGCGGTTGTATTTGCCATAAGACCACACTCCTTTTTTCTTTTATTATACCACACACTGCTGACAATTGCAAGCGTTTGCAAGCAATTATTTTAGAACTGAGGTGAAATTTATGGCAAACCGCATCAAAGGCATCACTGTAGAAATCGGCGGCGATACGACCAAGCTGTCCAAGGCACTGGAAGGTGTCAACAAGGACATCAAGGGCACGCAGATGCAGCTGAAAGATGTCCAGAAACTATTGAAACTCGATCCGACTAACACGGAACTCTTATCCCAGAAGCACAAACTGCTGGCGGATGCGGTGTCTGCCACCAAAGAAAAGTTGGAAGTGCTGAAAACTGCCGCAGAACAGGCAAATACGGCTCTTGCAAATGGTGAAATCTCACAGCAGCAGTATGATGCTTTGCAGCGTGAGATCATCGAAACCGAAAACGAACTGAAACGCCTGACCACAGAAGCAAACAATTCTCACACCGCCTTGGAAAAGATGGGTGTTCTGGGTGAAACGCTGCAGTCCGCCGGGGACAAAATTTCCGGTGTAGGACAAAAGCTGCTGCCTGTCACCGCTGGTGTCACGGCTCTGGGAACGATTGCCGTGAAAACTGGTGCGGATTTCGATTCTGCCATGTCAAAGGTGGCAGCTGTTTCGGGGGCGACCGGTTCAGAGATGGATGCTCTCCGGGAAAAAGCACGTGAAATGGGCAGCAAAACAAAATTCTCTGCAAGCGAGGCTGCGGAAGCCATGAACTATATGGCCATGGCAGGCTGGAAAACCAACGATATGCTCAGCGGTATCGAAGGCATCATGAATCTTGCCGCTGCTTCTGGTGAGGACTTGGCATCTACTTCGGACATTGTCACGGATGCTCTGACCGCTTTCGGTTTGTCTGCCTCGGACAGCGGACACTTTGCGGACATTCTGGCGGCTGCCTCAAGCAATGCCAATACCAACGTCAGCATGATGGGTGAAACTTTCAAGTATGCCGCTCCGGTACTTGGCTCTTTGGGCTATTCTGCCGAAGACTCTGCCATTGCCATCGGCTTGATGGCGAATGCCGGTATCAAATCCTCACAGGCTGGTACAGCACTGCGTGCTGCCATTACCAATCTGGCAAAGCCGACAGGCACGGTAGCATCTGCTATGGAACAATACGGCATTTCTCTGACAGATAGTTCCGGCAAGATGTATTCTTTACGGGAACTCATGGAGCAACTTCGTCAGAAATTAGGCGGACTTTCTGAGGCAGAACAGGCACAGGCGGCTGCCTCGCTGTTTGGCAAAGAGGCGATGTCCGGTATGCTGGCGATCATCAACGGTTCTCCGGCGGATTTTGAAAAACTGTCCAATGCCATTGACACTTGTTCCGATACAGTAGATGGCTACAATGGTACGACCGAAAAAATGGCAGCGGTCATGCAAGACAATCTTGCCGGACAAGTGACCATCTTGAAGTCCCAGCTGGAAGAACTGGCGATCAGTTTTAGCGACATTCTGATGCCTACCATTCGCTCCATTGTTTCCCGTATTCAGGAACTGGTGGACAAGCTGAATCAACTGGATCCGCAGACCAAAGAAACCATTGCGAAAATTGCACTGGTGGCTGCTGCTCTGGGTCCGATGCTGGTGGTGCTTGGAAAGACCATCTCCAGTGTGGGAACCGTCTTTTCCGCAGTGTCCAAACTGCCTGCCCTTTTCTCGGCTGTGCAAGGTGGCATCGGAGCTATTACCGGAGCGTTGGGTGTGTCATTAGGTCCGCTGCTTGCCATTATCGCAGCTGTTGCTGCTTTGGTGGCTGCCTTTGTGCATTTCTGGAAAACCAATGACGAATTCAAAAGCAATATCATTGGTATCTGGGAACAAATTAAAAGTACCTTTACCGGATTGACGCAGGGCATCACTGACCGGCTAAATGCTCTGGGATTTGATTTTGAAAGTTTCACCGATGTGCTGAAAGCAGCGTGGGACGGGCTGTGCAATCTGCTGGCTCCTATTTTTGAAGGCGTTTTTCAAAACATCTCCAACATCTTTTCGGAGTTTACTGGCGTTCTTCTGGGGCTGCTGGATGTTCTGATTGGTCTGTTTACTGGTGACTGGGAGCAGTGCTGGGACGGCATCAAGGGGATTTTTACGTCTATTTGGAATTTCATTGTCAACACGTTCCGCAATATCATGAATACTCTGAAAGGTATTGCGGATGTGGTGCTGGGGTGGTTCGGAACAAGCTGGAACGAAGTCTGGACTTCCATCAAAACATTTTTCGTAGATACATGGAACAGCATTGCTTCCTTCTTCACGGGAATTGTTACCGGAATCCGGGACTTTTTCGTCAACACCTGGACATCCATTTCCAATACATTCACCGCTATTGTCACTGCCATTCAGACGGTGGCAACGACTGTATTTACAGCAATTCGGGACTTCTTCACCACCATTTTTACAGCGATCTACAACTTTTTCAGCACGATTTTCAATGCCATTTACAATGTGGTTTCTACGGTGTTTCAGGCAATTTATAACGTGATTACGACCGTTTGGAATGCCATTTACACCACCTTAGAACCGCTGATCACGGCATTTGGCTATCTGTTTCAGACGATTTTTGAAGCCATTCAGATCATTGTAGGTAGAGTGATGGACTGGATCTCGGAGAAGATCAGTGCCATTTGGAATGCAATTGTATCGTTTTTAACACCGATTTTAGAAGGCATCCGAACGACATTTGAAACCATCTGGAATGCCATTTTCAATACGATTTCCACGGTCTTGACAGCGATTCAAGATGTGGTGACTACGGTTTGGAATGCTGTATCCGGTTTCATTTCTTCTGTTTTGTCTGCGATCTGGAATGTGGTTTCTTCCATCTGGAACGGCATCTCCGGCACGATTTCCAGTGTGATGAATGCCATTTTTTCTGTGGTATCCTCCATCTGGAATCGGATTTCTTCTGCGGTTTCCAATGTTCTGAACGCCATCCAATCGGTGGTATCTAACATCTGGAACAGCATTAAGAGTACAATTTCCAACGTGATGCAGAGCATTTCTTCTACGGTGTCCAGCATCTGGGACAACATTCGTTCTGCGGTTTCCGATAAAATCAGCGGCATCAAGTCCACCATTCAGAGTGGATTCGATGCCGCTGCGGGATATATCAAGGGATTGGCTTCGGATGCCTGGAACTGGGGGCGGGATATCATTCAGGGAATCATTGACGGCATTCAGAGTGCCATCGGCTGGCTGGCGGACTGCGTCACCAATGTTGCCGATACCATTCGGGATTT